CTGAGCAGGGAGTACACCACGGCCGAGGCGGTGACTGAATGAGGATGCTGACGACTGCGACGCTGATTACATTCCGGCCGGACGCGCATGAGGTCGGGACGGACCCGGTGGAGACCCGAACAGAGGTAAAGGTGCAGGAGCTGAGCCTGAACCAGGCGGAGATCTACCAGGCAGGAGGCGAAGGATTACAGCCGGAGGCGAAGCTGCTGATCCACTACGACCGGGACTATCACGGAGAACGTGAGCTGGAGTACCGGGGGGAACGCTGGAAAGTGATCCGCAGCGATCCGTACAAGGACTGGAACGGCGTGATCCTGCTGATCCGGCGCGTGGAAGGAAACGCGCGGAGCTATGTGAGCCAGGAGGTGGGCGCGGATGCCTGATGAATACGTGGCGCTGGTGGCAGCCATGAAAGCGCTGACGAAGGGCGAGGCGCCGGACACCGTGACGCTGCCGGTGGCGGAGGACGAATGGAACCCCCGGCCGACAACCGACAGCTACGGGGAAATCAGCCTGGACTTTGAGGCAGACGCGCTTCACGGGGATAACGTGAAGGTAGCGGAGGCATACGAGGGGAGCTTTGACCTGTACAGCAAAAAGCGGGACGGGGACGGATGGATCCCGATGATCCGCCGGACGCTGACAGAGCACTGCGACGGAGCGTGGCGGCTGAACTACCACGGCTATGAGAGAGAGACACGGCTTTTCCACTGGGAATGGGTTTTCCAGATTGAGGGGTGACCCGAATGGCTGGAAGGAGCAAGACAACCGGAATCGGCGAACTGGAGATGAAACTCCAGGAAATGGAAGCAAGTACGGCACATGACATTGCCGCGGCGGCCCTGTATGAGGGCGCCGGTGTAGTGGCTGACGCGGTCAGCCGGGCGGTGCGGGGCATCGCAACTGAGCCGTTCCGGTATGCGGCGGGCGGGAGAAAGCGGCTGGCCAGCCCGGAGGAAAAGGCAGTTCTGGAAAGCGCCGGGAAGGGCGTCGCCAAGTTCCGGGACGACGGCGCAACCGTGGAAACGAGCGTCGGAATGCAGAACAGCGGATACGGGACCATCGCCGGAAGACGGAAGCCGGTGCCGCTGATCGCAAACGCGATCAACCACGGAACGAGCTTCATGACGAAACAGCCGTTTATCCGCCAGGTAAACAGCCAGTCCAACGGACCGGCACTATCCAAGATTGAAAACAAGCTCAGGGAGGAACTGGACAAACTGAGCCTTGACTGAAGGAGTGAAGAATTATGGCAAGACCTAACGTCGGGATGATGTACCCGGTTTTCGCTCCGCTGGTCAGCCATACGGACGGCAGCATGCCGTCCTACGGCACCGGCGTAGTGATCCAGGAAGCCCGGAACGCGACGGTGACGCGCACGTACAACGACAACCCGCTGTACGGCGACGACCGGATCGTGGACGACGACAACGGACTGACCGCGCTGGGGATCAGCTTTGAACCGACCGGACTGAGCGACGCGGACCGCGTGAAGCTGTTCGGCGAGGATCAGCTGAGCGCAGGCGGCACGACCGTGTATGCGGTGAGCGACAACGAAACGCCGTATGGCGGTTTCGCCTACATCCGCAAGATGCGGGACAACGGGGTGAAAAAGTTTGAAGTGTGGCTGACGCTGAAGATCAAGTTCCAGGAGGAGAGCCAGACGACCGCGACCAAGGAGGGCAGCATCAGCTGGAATACGCCGACGCTGAACGGCCGGGGCGCGAGCCTGATCGTGGACAGCACCGACAAGGAACGCTGGCAGCTGCACTACACGTTCGACACCATCGCGGCAGCGAAGAGCTGGATCAACACGATGCTGAACGTATCGAGCGCGACGACCTGATGAGACAAGGGGGCCGGCCTTTCCGCCGGCTCCCTGTTTTGTGTATTAAGGAGGACGGTATGCCGGAAATCAAAATCGGCGGGCGGACAATTCCGCTTTTCTATTCCACATACGAAACCATCGAAATTCAGAAGAGCATCGGCTGCACGGGGTTCCAGCTGAACGAGAAAGTGATCGGAGCGAGGCAGAGGGACGAGGACGACCCCGACAGCTTCGAGATGGACCTGCTGACCAACGCGGAGAACCAGGAGAACCTGGGCAAGCTGATCCGCATCCTGGGCAACGCCGGCCTGGAAGAAGCCGGAATGGAGCCCGACCTGACGGACAAATGGGTGCTGCGGCATCTGAAGCCCGGCATGATCGTGATCTACGCGGCGGCGGTGATGACGGTCGTGAATGACGGAAACCAGATGGAAGCGACCAAAGAGGAAACCGGCCCGGTGGATGAAGGGCTGGAAGAGGAACAGGGAAAAAAATCGCAGGGGAACTGACATACCGGCGCTTGGTTTCCTGCGGATTCATAGCCGGAATGAGACGGGATGAAATCGACCGGGCGAAGCCGGGGGAGATCCTCGACTTCTACTTCTATCGGATGGAATATGACGCGAGCATGGTAAGGGTGTGATCAAATGGCAGTGAAAACGAAGCTGGAGGTCGATTACAGCCAGTTCAAAAAGGGAATGGCGGAGGCGGAGGCCAGCGTAAAAACGCTGAACGCGGCGCTGAAAAACAACGAGGCGCAGTTCAAAGCAAGCGGAGACGCGGAGAAATACGCCTCCGAACAGGCGAACCTCCTGACCCAGAAGCTGAACGCCCAGAAGGAAGCCGCGAAGAACGCGGAGCAGATGCTGCTGAACCTGGGCAAGCGCGGCGTGAGCATGACGAGCACGGAATACCAGCGGATGGCCCAGAAGGTGCTGAACGCACAGGCGGCCGTGGCAAACACCCAGGCGGAGATCAATAAACTGAACGGCGCGCAGACGGAGGCGGCAGGCAGCGCAAAAACGCTGAGCAGCGAGGTCGAGGGCATCGGGAAAAAGGTAAGCCTCCAGAACGTATCGGACGGGCTGAGCAAGCTGACGAGCGGGATGGAGAAGGCATACCGGACGGCGGTGCGCTTCGGGCGGGCTGTGGTCCGCAGCGCGATGGACGCGACCGGCTGGGCGGATGACGTCAAGACCCGGGCGGTGCAGTACGGTCTGGACGTGGAGACCGTGCAGAAGATGGACCAGGCGGCGGCCTACATCGACACGGATGTGGACACGATCATCGGCGCAAAGGACCGGCTGAGCAAAAACCGGGATAAACTGAGCGAACTGCTGGGCATCAGCACGGACGGGAAGACCGTGGACGATGTGTTCTGGGAAGCCGGGGACGCCATCAAAAACCTGGGCGAGGAAATGGACCAGAACGACTACGCCATGCAGATCTTCGGCAAAGGCTGGCGGGACCTGCTGCCACTGTTTGAAGCGGGGCGGGAGCAGTATGAGGCGATCCTGGACAGCCAGAGCGTGCTGAGCGATGAACAGGTGGAAAAACTGGCCCAGGCGGATGACGCGTTCAAGCGCGTACAGCAGGAAGTGGAAAACCTGAAGCGGTCCTTCTGGGCGGAAAACGCCGGAACGATCACGGAGATGCTGCAGTGGATCGTGGACAACAAGGGCGCAGTGGTGGCGGCGCTGACGGCCATCGCCGGAGGATTCGCCGCGCTGAAGGTGGCGGAGACGGCCGCGAACATCATCAAGATCGCGGACGGGCTGAAGGACATCATCGGGAGTGGAGGAAAACAACCCACGACAACAGCGCCGAACGTGAACCCGACAACGACACAGCCAGGCACGACACCGCTGATCAGCGGCGGCGGGTTTGCCGGAGGTGTTGCCGACTGGATGACAAGCACCGGCGGGATGATCATGATCGGGTCACTCATGCTGACGCCGATCATCACAAAGTTGGCGAACGGTACGCTGATCGAGGACCCGGCAAAGGGACTGAGCCAGGAGCAGGCAGATCTCTTTGAACGGGCACTCCACGGCGGAGGCTATAAATCCGGGTACAGCGTGCGCGAACTGTGGAACAAGGCTTTCGGAGACGAAAAGGCGGAGGTTCCGGTGGAGGCCAAGGTGGAAGACGGCGAGGCCGAAAAGATCGCCGGGGAGATCGGCACGGTGACGGTGCCGGCAACACTGGACTGGCGGCCGAGCTACATGCAGGGCTACGGACAGCAGACACCGGGATGGGGCGGACACGCGAACGGCCTGGCGTTTGTGCCGAGCGACGGATACCTGGCCATCCTGCACCGGGGCGAGCGCGTGCTGACCGCTAGCGCAAACCGGAACTACACCGCGAACAGCAATCTGTACATCGAGAACATGCACATGGGCGGAGGCATGGACGCACAGGCCCTGGCGGAGGCGATGAGCGCACAGAACCGGCGGATCAGCGCCGGGTTCGGATCGTAAGGGGATGAGAATATGGGACAGAGCTTTTTCATCTGGAAAAACGCGGACTGCCGGAGCATTGGAATCACGCTGCCGGCACCGCCGCAGATCATACGCGGTGAGGAGCGCGTGAGCCATGTGACCATTCCGGGACGGGCCGGGGAGCTGACACTGACGGAAGGCGACAATATCTACCAGAGCTACATCCAGACGGTGACGATCCAGGGGCGCGGGGCGTACCGGATGCGGGAGATCCTGAACTGGCTGAAGGGTGACGGGTACGTGACATTCGGCGGGGAACCGGACCGGCGGCAGAAGGCGCGGGTAATCGGCGCGGTAAGCATGAACCGGCACAGCAAAAACACGGATTACTGGACCGGGGAGGTGCAGTTCTACTGCGAACCGCTGAAGGAACTGCTGAGCCCGGCGGCAACAGAGATCACCAGCAGCGGAAGCACGGTGCTGAACGCCGGGGACGTGAAGAGCCGGCCGAAGATCACCGCGACGGCCAGCGGCACGAGCATGACCATCACCAAGGGCGGAAAGACGCTGACGATCACCGGGGTGACGAGCGGAAACAAGTACATCATTGACTGTGAGGCCGGAATGGTGACGAACGCGGCCGGAACGGAAAACCTGACGGCGAACAGCACGGGGGACTTCCCGGTGCTGGACACGGGGAGCAACACGATTACCGGAAGCGGGTGGAGCAAGCTGGTGTTTGACAGAAGGGAGCGGTTCCTGTGATCAGCGTATACGACATCGGGAACAGCGCGTACACGGCCAACGGAAACGCAGTGCTTAACCCGCAGAGCTGCGTGATGGCGGAGGATGCCGGCGGAAGCTACGAAGTGACGCTGGCGCAGCCGATTGCAGACGGAAACGGCTGGGAACACCTGGTGAACAACGCGATCATCAAGGTGCCGGTGCCGGTGCCGGTGATCCAGAGCGCGTACGTCGGCCAGGACGTGGACGTGTACAAGATCAACAGCAACAACACGGCGCTGCGGGAAGAACCGAACGAGCCGACGCGGATCACATACCAGACATGGACGGACGACCCAAACGGGTACAGCGTCGGGACCAAGGTGACATACTCCGTAGACGGGCACAACTACCAGTGCATCAAAGGAGAAGGAGGCACATCCGTGACGCACAACCCGCCGACCAGCGGAGACTGGATGCGGATTGCGGACTATACGGCGGGATCGCCGGTGCTGATTACGCTGAGCGCTGACACGGAGGTGTACTACATCGAGGCCAGCGGGCAGAGCTGGGCGGAAGTCAGCACAAAGCAGGGCATTTCCGGATACGTGAAAAACAGCCAGATCACGTTTGTGCGGCATGAAACGGTGCAGCCGGTGCCGGAA